CCAGACATTAATTGTACTAAAGTCAGCACTTTCTCTTTCGCTAGTAGCAAAGTCTGTTGTAATATAGAAATTAAACGCTCCCATGTTAGTCTTCACGTTAGCATGCTTATACCAGGTAATATCTCCATCCTGTATTAAGCGTTCTTCTTCAGACATAATACGGAGCATTAATTCTTGATTAAAACTGTCTAGCTTGCCAGCGCCCTTAGACTTTTGGTATTGTTCATTAACATAGTCATAATTAAATCTGTCCTCCCATGCGCCTTTAAAATCTTCACGGCTGACCGGGAATGATTCACACACTGGATACACGGATACGTGCCATACTCCAGATTCAACAGCTTTATACAAAGGGTCTTTAGCATTAAAGGGAGTTCCTGACCAAATTACTTTACGTTTCTTTGGATGCAATGCATAATCAATAGCAGAGTAGACCGTATTCTCCACACTGTCAATAATAGTGGGCGAACGTGCGTCATCATCAGACAGCAGGTCGTCTAGCATAGCTAATTGTGGTCTTGTGTTTAGTTCTACCGTTCCACGAACACCAGTTTTAGCACCATGACCAGTAACAACCAGCTCTTTTCCTTGTTTATTCTTAAAGTACCACCTAATATCTGTAAATCTAAAAGAATCTATGTAGGTTTTTAAGAATTCACTGTACATGCAGCGTCTTTCTAGCCTGTAACGCATCTTCTTTACACCATTTTCTATAGAATCAGACACATACAGCCCATAATCCACATCGCCAAACCCTGGAATAGAGCCATACACGGCTAAATATAGGATTAGGTATTCAGATAAGATCGTTGTCTTCGCTAATCCACGCGAGCACATGTTAACTGTGTTCTGTGTTTTGCCGGTAATGTTGTCTAACATCTTGTAGTGAATAACAGGAGTCTTGTTTTCTTCTCCTCTCTCACCGTTAACTAGCTTTATGAAGCTAACGAACTCTAATGCGAATTCGCTAGGTACATAATTGGGATCAACAGTATAGTCAATACTATTTAGCCATTCGTCAACTGTCTTCTTTACTAATTTCACATTGCCTCGTACAAGTCGTTAACTATATTTGTTTTTGTCTTACGTCTATCTAACTCAACTCCGCGAGAACGCCCCATAGCTTCTAGCTCTTCTGGTGACATTAGGTAAAGTTCACTCTTTGCTAAACTTTCACAATCTTTGTTCCACATGCATTTAAACAAGTGTACACATTTTTTAGCAGGAACAGGTACATGCTTTTTTATTTTATTCATAACTCTATCTCCTCAAGTATTATAAGTGATTTGTCTTTTAGATATCCATCACACTCTGTTAAGTCTGAAGAATTACATATTAACAATTGCTCATTAGGTTCACACAAAGTATTTGGAGGATAGGATAAGGAATTGAAGGTGCCACACCCTGTCAGGAGTAGCGCTATTACTAGTATATTAAGATTTTTCATTAGAAACGTCCTCATATTCTGTTTCAATATCGCCTTTCTTCCTGGCGATGATATCGCTATGCGCAATGTGCTCTGCTGTTACAGCACCACTTTGAATCATTTTAAGTTGTTGCTGCGCTAACGCCCGGGTTGTTTCCCTAAGCTCATCGATAGACGAGTTACTGTAACTAACATCTACTTCTATCTTTGCCGCTTCAGGAGCTTTCAACTGCATTATCAAACACTCGGCAGCTTTTTGCCTCACAGTCTCGCTTTTAGCATTACGCATGAGATCCGCCTGAGTGTTAATTGCTTCTTGGTGTACATCCATATTAATAATATGAACTGGAACTAAAGTCCTTTCTAATATCTTATGAACTAAGTCACCCTTATTATAAGCCGTAGAAAACGATGAAATCGTTTTCGCAGGCGTGTTCTTATCTACTAATCGTTGGTATCTATCAGGAAAGGTTTTAGCGTAAGCTATCGTATTAGAGTCCCCGATTAACTTATAACTAACAAACTTAACAGCGTTAATGTAGTCCGCCATCTTGTAGCGACCGTTTTGTATGACATCAGCAAAGCCAATAAGGTTTTCTTTATAGACTGACCTAAACTCATCGCCCTCGGTTGCATTAATGAAGTTAATCATCTCATCAGTAACATTGTGCCTAAACTTCTTGTTCATGCTGCCTTGCAGCTGTTCCTTTGTTAGAACTGACAAGCTTCCTTCTTTAACTAATTCCATTATCGTTCTATCCCATAATAAAGTTTAATTGCTTTAATCTGTGCAGCGTAACGCTTCTCATCCAAGAAGTAATCATCATCAACGCAGTATATCAACAAAGGATTTGCAATATAGCAATTATCTCTTCGTTTTATAAACTGCTGTTCTATGAGCTCTTTGATGTCTTTCTTAGAAATCCTGTCCTCAATCGCAGCGTCCACGCTGTTATCAGGATGTAAGCAGTCACACACCACGTCCACCGTCTCATGCAAATTACCCCCCGCCAGCCCCGCACCCAGCTCGTAACCTACAATAATAAAATGCTGTTTATCAGCTGTCGGCATTGTCGTTCTCCTTAAGCAGTTTCTCAAACTTGTCTGCTAGATTAAAATAGTCATCATTGACGTTACGTATCGTATACTGAGGATTCAGCATATAGTGCTTACTTGAATGTTTAGCTATAACCTGCAAATCTATCAGCCTCTTAACAGAACGTGACGCATAGCTCTTCTTAATGTCCAGCGTCTCACATATCTCTGCTTGAGTAATATTGCAAACATTATCACCATTGAGTGGTAGCTTCTTAAACATGCAGCAATAAACACTAAACACAGACGATGATCCAATAAGCTCATTGACAACAATTAAGTTGTTCAACGGTATCTTGGCCCAGCCCGCAGTATAAGGTGTCTGCATTGTTCTCCCTGAAAGTACACTCGATAGGGGAAGTATACAGTAGTATCCCCTTGCAGGTAAACTAATTAGCAAAAGTTAACTCCACAGATAACTTCTGGACTACAAAAGTTAACTCCCCAGATAACCTTGGTCCTTTCGCAATAGTATCTGTAGCGCTTCCCTTCTTAAGAGGATTCTTTTATATAGCTCCAAGCCTCTTCTCACTGCGTGAGAGAGTCTTGTCGCCTTAGAATAGCATTAGAGATCCAAGGGACTAAGCATGCTAACTTTTTCTATAGAGAAATTACACAATTTACTACGGGTGCATAACTTACTGTGTGGACTCACCACGAGTGAAATGCCCCCCCTATAGCTTTCAGATAACTATCTTTTTTTATTCAAGCTATAGCGTGTGCCACTGTGGTGAGACTTCACTGCCGTGATGGAGGAGATGAATAACCATCTTCACAATCACTCAAATCAAATAGGAGAAATACATGTCAAACTTTAACAGACAACCAGTCCAACAGACTAACAACAAGACCATTAACATTGAGCTAATCGATGAAGCTGGTAATCATCTGATGTGGAGCAACTTACCTAAATATCCTACAGGGAAAAACTCTATGGACCAAGACAATCATGACTACATGGAAGACCAACTTAAGACTGTAGACGGTAAGCATTGCTTCACAACAGAAGATGGCATAAAAGTTTATATCAAGATAAGTGTCCCAATCGAGCCTACTACAGGTCAGGTTGATCTCAGGGCTACTTACGCTAAGTAAACTTCCATGCCATATATGATGGGATACCTAACGATTAAAATCGTTGGTATTCCTATCATATATTCTTTTTACACACAACACTACACGATGATGAGATAGTGTTATGAAAGGTAGGCGCTGCCGCGGTTCTGGCTCTTTATGTTATTGAGTCAATTAATTTAATCATTCATATATGGAGAACAATATGCAAATTTTCAAAGTCATAGGTAATACAATCGCAGCTATCGGTCAAACAGTACAGGATACTGCTGAATTAGTGTCAATGGTCGTAAGTGATGATGGACTTAAAACTACAACTCGTCAATCATTCAAAATTGTTAATACAGCATTAGATGAATCAGTCGAAATAGCTTTACTAGAATCTCAGTATAACTTAGACCAATTCAAATTGACCCATGCTAAGAAAGTAGGTCGACCAAACAAGAAAGATAAGAAGTGAGATTAAACATATTCCTGACTAGTTTATTAGAAGGAGTTGTATTCTTACTATTCGTAGCATCAGTACTAATGTTATTCATGCTACTAACAGTTTGATGAGTGAACATGTTAAGTCCATGTAAAAAGATTGAGGTATGTGTAGCTTCACGATACTATACATATAACGATGACAGGTTAATATCAAAACTATTTAAACTCAAAGGCTGTAGAGTCGAGAACGGTTGTTCATTACATCTACCAAATGGTTAATATGCAAACTCTTATAACAGAGATAAGTTAAATCTTATTTATTAACCATTTCCACATTCACAGGGGAAAATTATGATTCAGT